AGGACCGCAGGGCCCACAAGGCCCACAGGGACCACAAGGTGCGGCGGGATCAAAAGCAACATTCTCAGTAGTAGCATCAACACCTCCTTCAAATCCAGTAGAAGGACAAGCTTGGTATAACTCAGATGATGGACTTACCTACATTTATTATGATTCATCATGGATTGAATTTGGAAATTCTCAAGCAGGTCCACAAGGTGCAACAGGGCCTCAAGGCATACAAGGACCAGCAGGTCCAAGTGGCTACACCCCAACTGGATGGACAGAAATAATTACTAATCAAGCAGTAACATCTGGGACTACAGTTACGCTGTCTGGACTTGGATCATACAATAGACTTAAAATAATTTGGTTTAGACAAGAAGTTAGCGGTGGAACACTTGCCGCACCTTCTGATCCAAATAATCACCTTCTAGTAGCATCTGTAAATGGCGGAGGAGTGGCAAATAGTAAATTTGGATACGGATTGTTAGACTTCATTGGTTATTCACAGAGCTCATTTTATGGAACTGGCGCAACAGGCGGAACTGGATTATCTGGATATGAAGCGCAATCTTACGGAGCAAATAACGGAGACCCAGGACTATTTATAGTTCCTTCAGGTCCTTCGGGAGGGTACATAGAAATTTTTGATAATTTATCTGCTACTGCAAAATCATATAACTTAGTAGCACAAGGAAGATCATCTATTGGCAGCGGGGCTTATCCAAAAACTAGAAATGTAACTGGGATATGGAATAACACAGGACCAATTAACTCAATTACATTTGAACTGCTTTATGGAAGCGCAGGAGCATTTGGTAGAGTTATTGGCGGATCGCTTCAACTGTCAACATACTTTACTGTATTAGGGAGTACATTATGACAAATATAACAGAGATTAATATTTCTACTGGAGAAGTTATTGAAAGAGAGTATACTCAAGAAGAGCTAGATAAAAGAGCAGAACTTGAATCTAATCCTCCGCAAAAAGTTATTGACATGAGAGCTCAAGATCAATTTTTAGAAAATCAAGAATCTGTTGCTTTAAGAGAATCTGCTATTATTAAACTACAGTCTTTGGGGTTAACTGAAGATGAAGCTAAAGCAATAGTAGGGTTATAGGAGAATAACATGCCAATAGACTTCCCAAATTCCCCCACATTGAATCAAGTATTTACTGTAGGAACAAACTCATGGACATGGAATGGTACTACATGGAATGTTGTTAGAACAGGCGTAACGGGTCCAACAGGCCCACAAGGACCGCAAGGAATTCAAGGCTTAACAGGACCAGCAGGGGCAAGCGGAGGTATAACGTTATCTGTAACTAATTCTGGATCTGGCGCATATGTTATTAACGGATCAAACAATCCAACATTATCTTTTATAAGAGGCCATCGTTATGTAATTAACGTAAATGCATCAGGTCATCCATTTTGGATTCAAACAGTTCCTGGGGCGTACAGCTCTGGAAATGTTTATAGCTCTGGAGTAACAAATAATGGAGAAGATGTAGGAAGTATTATATTTGAAGTTCCTTTTAATGCACCCGCTCTTTATTATGCGTGTGAATATCATTCATCAATGGCAGGAGCAATTACTGTTTCTGATTTAGGTCCTCAAGGCCTGCAAGGCATACAAGGTATACAAGGTCCACAAGGTATTCAAGGGATTCAAGGTGAAACAGGGCCAGCAGGATCAGGAGGCGGAGTTTGGTCTTATATAGGACAAGTTAGTTCAACTGGAGGATCAACAGTTTCTTTTTCTAATTTAAATGGAGCTTACAAAGAATTATTTTTAACATTTTCAGGAGTGTATCACACAACATCAAATAGGCCACTGTTTAAATTAAATAATAGTACAAACTTTTCTGATTATGATTTTCAAATAAGTAGAACCTATGGAGGAACCGCATACAATGGTCTTTCGGTAACAACAACACTTTGTATACCAACATTTTTAGCATATTTTAATGGACATACTTATGGTTCAGGATCTTTGCGTATTACAAATGCAAACAGTACTGGAAGCAAAGGAGTATTCCTTTCACACACTGGAATTCTTTGTGGAGAAGTAACAAGCACTATTGTTTATGATCAGTTTGAAACTGTAGGTGGATCCTACAATGCAAGCTCTGCAATAAATTCTATTAATATAAGTACAGGCGGGGGAACTTGGGGCGGCGGAACATGGAAACTATGGGGAGCATCATAATGAACGAAGTAAATGAATTAAATGTAGAAACAAAAGAAGTTGTATATCGAGAATATACGGCTGAAGAATTACTACAAAGAAATGCTGAAATAAATGCTATAATAGAACAAGACTCTACAAGTGCACTTGTTGATCCAATTAAATCTTCTGCATTACTTAAATTAATGTCTTTAGGATTAACTGAATCTGAAGCTAGAGCAATAGCAGGGGCTTAGGAGATATAAAATGGCAATAGATTTTCCAAATAGTCCAACGTTAAATCAACAGTTTACCGCTGGAGGAAACACATGGATTTGGGATGGAACTGCCTGGACCCTGCAAAGAATATCAACTGGTGCTCAAGGCCCACAGGGAGAACAAGGCCCACAAGGAATTCAAGGTATTCAAGGCCCACAAGGAACATCTATAAATGTAAAGGCTTCTGTTGCAACAGTAGGAGCACTTCCATCTACTGGCAATAGCGCCAACGATGCAAGAATAGTAGATTCTGATGGAGACCTGTATATATGGGGAGGCACATCCTGGACCTCTGCTGGACAGATAGTTGGCCCACAAGGCCCACAAGGCTTACAAGGCCTACAGGGGCTACAAGGTGTCAAAGGTGATACTGGTGATACGGGCGCACAGGGTTTACAAGGCCCACAAGGCCCACAAGGCCCACAAGGCCCACAAGGACTTCAAGGAATACAAGGACCACAAGGTCCTGAAGCAGTTATTGCAGACGGGTCAATTACAAATGCCAAGCTTGCAAATTCATCTATTACAGTAAATGGGTCCGCCGTCTCTCTTGGGGGCTCTGTAACCGTTGCCTCAACAGCATATTCCAATGGAATGGTTGCGGTCTCAAATAAAATATTTTATAACTCATCTGGTACAAATCCTACAGCAAATGCTGCAGGCGATATATTTATACACCATGAGGCTTAAATATGACAAACAAAGTATTCAGCGGAGACTGGAAAGAATATAAAAATTTAAGAATATATAACGGTTCTGCATGGAAAGATGCTGCAAAAGGCTGGTTGTGGAATGGATCTTCTTGGAAACAATTTTATCCAGAATACCCTGTAAATCTTACAGCACCAACTATTTCTGGAAGCTCTACTCAAGGAAATGTTTTAACCGTAACAGACGGAACATGGAAAGGCTTTCAGAATAACGATAAAGCTTTTACATATACATCTACAGCATATCAATGGCTAAGAAATGGATCTAATATTTCTGGAGCCACTGGAAATCAATATGCAACAGTTGTAGCAGATGTAGGAACAGCAATATCTTGTAGAGTTACTGTGTCAAATGGTAGAGGCCCAACTCCATCAACAACTAGCAATTCTATTACAATACAATCAGCGCTACCTGGAGCACCTAGTAATTTATCGGTAACAAGCTCTACCATTACTCCTGGGGTATTTTCAGTTAGCTCTTCTTCTACTGCTCCAAATCCAGTAATTACAATGGGAAACAATACAAATATTTCTGACAATACTGGTCAAATTAATTGGTCTTCATCTAATCAATCTTCTTGGCAAATTTCTGGATCATTTTCAGGATCAGGAACATCTCAAACATCTTATTACGCAAGCGGTTTGTCTCCATCAACTACTTATAGTGGATCAGTTACAATATATGGTCCAGGTACTACAACTGCAAACGGAAGCTGGACGTTACCTACAAATTTTTCATACTACACATATAGTACAAATACAGGATCTCTTTCAACAGATTCAGCAGGTAGAACTTTTACTTTAACTGCAAATAGCGGAGCTTCTTATACTGTTAACGTAACTGCTTGGAATTCAAGTGGAAGAGCAACAATAAGCTGGGCAGCAGGAAGCAATGCAACTTCTTATGATATTTATATAAACGGTTCCTTGTATCAACAAGGGTACACAAGCACTTCTTTAGTTTATAATTGGGGGTCAACAGGAAGTTTAACCGTAAATGTAAGGTCTAGAAATTCACAAGGCGTAGAGTCAACGGGGGTTACTGCGACTGGAACAATTAATCAAGCAGGACTAACTGCTCAAACATCAGGTACTATTAATTCTGGAAATTCAGCTTCAGCAGGATATAATTTTTCAACATTAGCACCACTTCCTACCGTATCAAATGTACAAAATGCAGTAGGTACTGTTACAAACACAACCAGAAAAATTTCCTGGAGCTCAACAAATCAAGCAGGATACTCCGCACAGGCATTTACCTCTGGGGGATCACTTGTTCAAACATTAAGCTCAGGTTTCAGTACTGCTGAAAGAGAAAGACAATTTAGTGGATTAACTGCTGGTGCATCTTATTATGGTACAGTTACTATATATAGCGGATCAAACTTTTCTGGAAGCACAGTAACTTCAAATCCCACTTATTGGACACAGCCTGGAGGAGCAGTTGTTGCACCAAGTGAACCAATTAATGCATCTGTTACTGGAGGCGGATACGTTTCTTGGGAAGCTCCCACAACTGGAGCTGTTGCCACATATGAAATAGAATTTTATCTAGCAACAAGCTCAGGTGGTGTAGGAGCGGCAGGTCCTTACTACGTACTGTCAATTCCAGGCAACGAAACATACTATCAACTTACTTCATCAGATGGATATGCTTCTCCAAATAACTATGTAAGAATTAGAGTAAGGTCAAGAAATAGCAACGGAGTTTCCACGTATGGTACATGGGATCCAAGCGCTACGACATATGTATAGGACAAATAATGATAAGCAATGAAGAAAAAATAAAAATTATTATTAATAAATTAAATAATATTCAAGGACAAATTGATTCTTACATTAGTCATGCAGATTTATTTAAAGACAAGTATTCTTTAGATGAAGTACTTCCAGATTGTAATGCCAGTAAATCAGCATTATTAGAGGAACTACAAAGTCTAGGAGGGGTTTGGCCTTAACCCTGGGAATAATTAAGGTTAAATGATATAATAAATATAACAGGAGGAAAAAATGACAACATATACACAGCTAACAGATGACGAAAAAGCTCAAATTAAAATTGCAGCTAAACGCAATTTAGAGTATCAGATGTATTCGCTAGAGGTAGATATTATAGTAGAAAATGCAAAGCTTGCGCCAGACGCAGATAGAGTTGCAGACCTACAAGCAAAAATTACCGAAAAGCAAACACAAATAGCAGCAATTTAATTAGATAGGAGGAAGGAATGTCATATAAAAATACAGTTCTAAATGACTTTCCAAACTCATTCTATTTACTTGATGAAGTTCAGTCTGGGTCAATTGATGATTATGTAGCACTACTATCTCAATACCCTACTTAATACTATAAAGATAATTCATTCTCTATAGAGGCATGGTGTGCATTACCTGCAAACAATGTAAGCGCAACTATTGTTGGAGATCCTTCAATTAATACGGGTATATTCTATGAAAATGGAAATATCATATTTAAGGTTGGTACAAATAAAGTAGAGCATACTGTATCAAATGCTCAAGCAATACACGTTGTAGGTATATTTCAAAGCAACCTATTATCTCTATATGTAAACGGATCTATTGTAGATACCTTGTCTTTGACTTCATATCAATTCTCTAACGAGCTGGCTACATTTAAAACTGGTCCATGCACAGGCAGACTTGTAATAGATTCAGTAGCATTTTATAGATATGCATTATCAAATACGCAGATACTAAATCATTACAATGAAGGAATTAAAGAAGTAAATATATCTCAAATTGTATCAATAGATGAAGGATACTTGTTTAGCATGAATACCGAATCTATGCAGCGTAGATTTTCATATACCTACCCAGTATCAAAATTGTGGGAAGAATTAAATATAAGTGCAGAGTATTTATCAAGCGATCAATCTTATGTATATATACCAGAATCAACGGGAGCTAAATCTTTCTCATTTACCGATCATTTTATTGTTCCAAATTATTTAGGAATTACAACTTCACAGATACACTGGGAAAATGATGTAAAGGGTATTTTGGTAGAAGCAAGTATAAATAATGTCACATGGCAAACATGTGTAAATGGATCACCACTACCTTATTTTAATAAAAACGATAATCAAGTTTCAGACATTCTTTATTTAAGAGTAACGTTGTCATCAGACGACTCTTCTAGATATCTTCCTATTTTAACTTCTTTAGATATTGCATTCTATAATTCAAAGAATTTCTACAGCGACAACTCTGGATATTATGCATCTTCCTCTTATGATTATGCATTGCCTAAAGTAAATAGCAAAACCTTGTCTTACAATCGAAACAACGGTTTAATTATGTATAATGGCCACGGATTTTCTTTAAACAGCATCCCAAGCGTTAGATCTGTTGAGCTTATATTTACCCCCCAGTATAATCAAAATGTTCTAGTTTCTGGGGCATCTCAAATATATGAGTGGAACTCGGCAGGAGCCATTACAAAGACTGGAATATCTTCAATATATGTAAATGGTATAAATAGGACATCTGAGACAAATGTCTGGGACTTCCTTTCAGTCAATAACCCGCATCATATTGTGATCAATTTTACGGCGGCGGCTACAAGTATTAAATTTAATCAGAACCAGAATGACTCTAAGTCAGGGCTAGGCCATATGTATAATAATGTGGCTATATACGAAAACGCCCTATCTGTAAATAGTATATTAAACCATCACTTGCTATATACGGGAAATACAATTAATCTAATATCGGATACATCTTTCAGCATTTCAGAGTCATCTCTCGGTGACAGTTCTACTCCTTTTTTCATCACAGTGGTAGAGCCAGAGTCAGTAAGTATTTAATTTTGTCCATCCAGCGTACAATCTCTGGACTTTAACACAGAATAATGGTATGATTTATGTCTATGGATATGAATAACCCTAAGTACAACGTACTTGAAGAAGAAAGCACACTAGGAATCTACGTCTGGGAAATGCCAGATGGCAGATGGATTGGGGATGACGATGGGAACTTTCTTTCAGTCACGTCCAAAAAAGGAAATAGATCCAGAATCGATGCTTTGGCTAGAGAAGTTCGCTCATTTGGTATATATGAGGGCGGGCCTAAATTTCTTTCAGCAAGACGCAAAATTACAGACGAAGAATTTCAAGAGCAAGAATCAAGACTTAAATGGGGACTAGTTCCAGACCCTCTGGAAAGCAATTAGTGGATATGCTATGTTTGACCTCATAGAGCCACCATACAATTTAGAATACCTATCAAAGGTATATGAAATTTCAACATACAACTATGCAGCAATTAATGCAAAAGTGGCAAACATTGTCGGCCTAGGCTATGACTTTGTAGAGACAAAGAAAACAAATGATGCGTTTGATTCAATCACAGATGACAAGCAGCTTGAAAGAGCCCGTAGAAAACTTAACAAATTGCGTCAAGATCTACACGCCTGGCTAGATTCAACAAACGATGAAGACACATTTACACAGACATTGATCAAGGTATACACAGACTTAGAAGCAACAGGTAATGGATATATCGAAGTTGGCAGAACAGTTGGCGGAAACATTGGATACATTGGGCATATCCCAGCAAAGACAATGCGTGTTCGTAGACTAAGAGATGGGTTTGTTCAACTACTTTATGGCAAGGCTGTGTTCTTTAATAACTTCGGAGATACACAAACAGAGAATCCAATTGCAGGACAAGAAGACCGTCCAAACGAAATTATTCATTTAAAGAAGTATACCCCGATGAACAACTATTACGGAACCCCAGATATTGTTGCAGCTCAGGTTGCACTTGCGGGTAACGAGTTGTCTGGAAGATATAACCTAGATTACTTTGAGAACAAAGCAGTCCCACGATATATTATTACTGTTAAGGGAGCAAAGCTTTCTCCAGAGTCAGAGCGTAAATTACTTGAGTTTTTCCAGGTCGGATTAAAGGGTAAGAACCATAGATCGCTTTATGTTCCCCTACCAGCCGACAGCGCAGACTCAAAGGTTGAATTTAAAATGGAACCAATTGAGGCGGGTAATCAAGAAGGCTCATTTGAGAAATACCGTAAATCAAATAGAGACGAAATCCTATTGGCCCATAGAGTCCCAATTAATAAAATCGGAACTCCAGAAGGAGTTAATTTAGCGGTAGCAAGAGATGCCGATAAAACATTTAAAGAGCAAGTATGCAGACCAGCTCAAATGATTTTAGAGAAAAAGATTAATCTAATATTTGATGAAAAAACAGATGCCCTATCTCTTAAATTTAATGAATTAACTCTAACCGACGAAGACACCCAGTCTAAAATCGATGAAAGATATTTAAGAATGCAGGTAATTACCCCTAATGAAGTTAGAATTAGAAAGGGTATGATTCCTTTAGACGGCGGAGACGATATGGTTGAATTAAAGCCACAGCAGGCTGCCGACCAAAGAGCCACAGCAGGAAAAACCCGAGCCAGAGATTCTGAAAGATCTGCCGCTTCCCCCGATATATCTGGAGAAGGCAGAAATGCAAAAGGCGACGGAAGTCAGGTTGACTAAGTCTACTCAACTGTTATTTGCTTTATATTGTATAACACTATAAAATTAAGCATATGAACATTGAAAAGTCTTTGTGGACTAGCCATGGAAATGATATTGTTTTATCGGTTCCTTTTACTAAAGTTAACCGTGAAAAGAGAACGGTATCTGGATTTGCTACGCTTGATAACGTAGATCAAACAGGAGATGTTGTAACCGCAGAGGCAAGCCTAAAGGCATTTGAAAGCTTCAGAGGTAACATCCGTGAGATGCATGGATCAAACGCAGTTGGCAAAATGGTTTCCTTTAAGCCAGAAACTTTTTATGACCCAAAGTCAAAAGAATTTTATAACGGAGTTTATGTAGACGCATACATTTCAAAGGGCGCTCAGGACACCTGGGAAAAGATTTTAGACGGAACATTGCAAGGATTTTCAATCGGCGGAAAGATTTCAGAATCAGATAACGAAGTTAATAAGGCTACAGGTAAATCTGTTCGCTTTATCAAGGGATACGATCTAATCGAACTTTCAGTTGTTGATTCACCAGCAAATGAATTATGCAACATTCTTTCTATACAGAAAGTAAACGGACAACTTATAGCAAAAGGTATTGCTGTTGGAGTTGTAACCGAAAATATATTTTACTGTGAAGACAGTGATTCTGTTTTTATCTCAACAGATAAAACATATGACTCGCCAGTATCTGGCAAGCCAACAACACTAATTGGTTGGGTTGAGAGTTCAGATGTTAACAAAGCAAAAGAGATAGATAAGATTCTTGATGCACATAAGCAATCAAGATTTACGTTGCCTGAAACACAAAAAATTGCAAAACAGGCAAACGCAGAAGGAGGTAATGAAATGTCAGAAAACACAGAAAACGTAGTTGTTGAAGATGTTGCAGTAGAAGCAGTAGCAGAAGTTGCACCAGCAGAGACAGCCGTTGAAGAGACAGCAGTTGTTGCAGAAGATGCACCAGCTGAGACTCCTGCAGAAGATGCAGTGTCAGAAGACGTTCCTGCCGAAACTCTGGAAAAAGCAGCCGAAGTATCAGAAGATAAGGTTGATGAACCTGATTTTGCGAAGATGTTAGGCGATCTAAAAGGCTTTTTCTCAGAAAAACCTTTAGCAAGAGCGTAGATGTTCGCATCTCAGAGTTGGCAGAACAACACACAGCACTTTCAAGCGCTGTAAATGATATCAAGAACACGATTGATAGTGTACAAAAGCGTGTCGATGCAGTAGAATCCGAGACTGCAATTAAGAAGTCTTCTGATCTTGGCCGATCAGAGGAAGTAACAATCAAAAAATCAAAGTGGAACGGTTCTTTCCTCGGTTCCGTGAATGAAATATTTAACTAAGGTAGGTATAAAATAAATGAGCAATGAAACATTAGAAAAAGCAATTGCAGCTGGCACAACTGCCACTGGCACATTCGCTTCAACAACTGGGGGCACAGGAGTACACAGAGCTAGCGAAGCTGGCAATGGTGGTCTTCTTAACCCAGAACAGTCTGCTCGATTCCTTGACTATATGTTCGACGCAACCGTAATTGGTAAGGTCGCACGTACAGTACGTATGAAGTCAGACACAGCCGAGATTGATCGTATGTCCGTTGGTGAGAAGCTTATGAAGCTTGCAACCGAAGGTGACGACACAGCAGCAAATAACGCTGTTACTTTCTCAAAAATTTCTCTAACAACAAAGAAACTACGCATGGACTGGGAGCTCTCAACAGAGTCACTAGAAGATAACATCGAAGGTGCAGATCTTGAAGATCACATTGCACGTTTGATGGCGACACAAGCAGGTAATGACATTGAAGATGTAATCCTCAATGGAAATACAGCTCTAACCACAGATGCACTATACAAGTCATTTGATGGTGTTGTAAAGAAGGCAAAGGCATCAGGTCGTGTCGTAGACGCAGCTGGAGCCGCAGTATCTCGTGAAGTATTCAACAAGGCGCTTAAGGCTATGCCACGTAAGTACAAGCAACGTCGTGGAGACCTTCGCTTCCTTGCTGGATCAAACTTGATTCAGGATTTCCTATATGCTAACAGCATTGGAACAAACCAGACTATCCCACAGGACATCGCATCAAGCGTAATCCGTGGCGGAGTCGCACCTCTAGGTGGACCAGCAGGATATGTGGCACCATTCGCATTCGGTATTCCGATTGTTGAAGTACCACTTCTTAATGAGACACAAACTGGAGATTACACAACTCCAACAGGATCACACGGAGATATCCACTTGTCATTCCCAAATAACGTAGTTATTGGTGTCAAGCGTGATGTAACTGTTTACCGATTCTTCTGGCCACGTAAGGACTCAATTGAGTACACAATGTATACTCGTGTTGGCGTCCAGATCGAGCAGGCAGATGCTTGGGTAGTCGTAAAGAACGTTAAGGTTGCTTCTTAATTAATTAAGAATTAACCCCCGAAAGGCCCCCAATTAATTTTGGGGGCTTTTCATTTTAATTTAACAATGCTATAATTAAAGAACCTAACAAAGGAGATAATATGTCATTTGAGACATTGAAAGTAGCAGAACTCAGAAAAATTGCAGAGGACTTTGCAGTTGACACTGATGGAATTAAGAGTAAGGCAGATATCGTTGCCGCCCTTGCAGAAGAGGGAGTCACATGGTCTGTGTATCAAAAGACTGTTAAGGATATTGAAGAGGCAGCAGAAGAGTTTGCCGATACAGAAGAAATCCTTCCAAGATTTAATCCAGATGCTCAGCCAGAAAACACAGTCCTAGTTAGAATGACTAGAGAAAACTACAGGTACGACGTTATTGGATTCACATTCACAAAAGAGCATCCTTTCATTGCGATGACAGAAGAAAATGCTCAAGAAATTTTTGATAAGGAGGAGGGCTTCAGATTAGCAACTCCAAAGGAAGTTCAGGAGTATTACAACTAATCTAAGCTTGTAAAATGGCAGAGATATATGTAAACAGCAATTCGCCAGTCAGAACAAAGATCTATTGGCAGGGGGAATTGGTATCCCCATCAGGAAGCGTTACAGCAAAAGTATACGATGTTACACAAAGTATAACTAGTAACGTTAATCCTAATACCATTTTAATCACATTGACCGCTACAGCGGTTGAGACAGATGCTGGAACATATCAAGTAATCTTGCCATTTTCCTACACAGCAAATCCTAGAAAGCTAAAGCTTGTCTGGGAGTATGTTGTATCCCCTGGATCGACTGGAACCCATACAACGTATTTAAATGTTATTACCCCATACATCTCTATCAATGAACAGATAGACGATTTGAACTTTGGGTCGGACCCAAGCGATCCAAATTATAAGACGTATGGAGATCTTCAATCTGCAGAAAGATATGCAAGAAAGATAATTGAAGATTACACAGGGCAAGACTTTTATCTATACACAGATAATCAAGTTATTTACGGTGATGAATCAGATACGCTTCCCCTTTCATCTAAGTTAAATAAGATCTATCAGTTGTATTCTAATGATATATTGCTTGTCAATAATCTTGTAAACCCTCCTGTAAACAATTGGCTATATGATCCAGTTGTTTCAGAGAGTGGTTTTGCTATAAGAGTTAATAGAACAAACCTGCTAGATAACGCAGTATATGTTGCAAATGGACTAGTGCCTCCAACAATTAACGACACGTTTAATGGAGTGTTCTCAAAGAATGTCCAGTATAAAGTGGTTGGAGAATTTGGCTGGGAAACCGTGCCAGATGCAGTACAACTGGCAACAATAGAATTAATGAAAGACTACTTCTCTAAGGATAAGACCTGGAGAAATAAGTACATTAAATCAATTAAGACATTCGACTGGAGTTTTGAGTATAATAGCTCGGCATCATCAGGAACAGGGAATCTGTACGTAGACCAGCTTCTAACACCTTATGTAATTACTCAAATGGTTCTTATCTAATGTACAGCATTGTTGATTCAGTCCTGCCTATGCTTATGGA